CGTTTCATCTTCTCAAAGTACTCCTTTACGTTACCTACCATGTTTTCAAAATAGATAATGGCGTTACCATATAGCATTGATAACTTTAATAAGTTCTCATTGATAGGGCCTCTACCATCATAAGGTCTAGATACATATGCAGCAACAATCTCATCGTGCCCGTATGTATTCCAGTATTTTTTAGTTTTTATTACATATGTTGCAGCAAAAGATTCGCCTGTTACTGAGTCTGTAGCAATAGGGTCATGCCCTATTAGATATAGATCTTTTGGCACTACACCTCCTTTGTCTGTAATAGGAAACTCGTAAATGACTACACAGCCATCTTTTGAAGGGCCATGCCAAGGATACTTATCAATAGCCGTTAAGCTATTGGTTGTATCTATTTCATAGCGTACTCCTCCTTTAGTATTGGAATCAAAATACAGTTGAACTTTCTTTTGCCAGTCTTCAGGTTTAACTTTTGAATCGAGTAAAGCCAATCTTTCCTTCATTTCTACAATCGGGAAATAATTCCCAGTCTTGGTAAGAAACATCTCAGAAGGCTTAATTGGACGGTACTGCATCTCCCGTTGAAGACGATCTTTAGATCCTTTATTACCTGCTAGTTTATCACGTTCTGTATGAATCTCACTTAGAGCAAGTCCCATTAAAGTCTTGCCAGAAGTATCCTTAGTGTTATTGAGGGCTAAGTAGGCAGGCATAAAGAAGCATATTTCTCCTTTATTCTCCCATATATCCTCAAACACAATACAGTCATACTTCTGTGGATTGTAGAATATATCTAGTGCAGGAACAATACCTTGATCCATAGATCCACCAGTACCCCACATAAACATAGATCCAAACTTCAATGAGCCGTCCTTCTGGTTGTCTACCATTGCAGCAAAGCATTCTAAGAAGTTAGGCCACATACCAATCTCTTCACACATAATTAACCCGTTACGAGATCCTTGTCCCGCAAAAGGATTATCCTTAAAGGTACGGTGACGGATAATGGATTTGGTACCAACATCTTCCCAAGTACCTTTTACTTTCTTTTTGTACTGAGCAGTAACACTCTTAGAAGGCCCCCACGATCCAGTATATTTCTTTGTGAAAGGAGCTGGATATTTGAATTCATAAGTCTCATATCCTCCTGGAAGTTTATCTAATCCGATCTTAGCTTTATCTAATGTTTCACCTGAATACTTAGCGTCAAATGCTCCCATGATAATGTCAGAAGCAGTATTGACTTGAGCTGCTGGTACATAGCGAGTAAGACCATCAAATAGCCATTCGTGTAAAGTAATGTTACCTGCTATGTAAGATTTCATTTGTATTCGCTACGAGTCGTTAATTCGTAACCGCTTTCGCTGCTATATGTTACCATATAGATTAGATCATGTCTTCATTCTTACGAATGCCCCCCGTTTCGCTCCACTTAGAGCTACGTCTTTCGACTGATCGTTGAACCTTCCTTATACAAGGCTTGGCTGCAAATTGTCCCAGTAGGATGTTCTTGCAATTAAAGGGGTGTTTATAGTTAGGCCAACTTAACCAAACTCTCGACTACCAAAAGTTAACATGTTTTTAGAGTTGTTCAAGTATAAAGCAACTCCATAGTTGTTGTCATGAACTTTTCGTAAATAATCTCTCGGTGCTTGATAAATCTTTCTTACACCAGAAGTTTGAAAGATGTTATTGTAGACTTGTTCACTGAAGCCGTCCTCATTGTAGCAGTACCTTTCTTTTATTTGATCATCAGTTAAATCGCTGTTGAGTACATTGTGGCAAGAATAGATAGGGTCATCTTCAAAACCTGAGAATCCTCTAGCTTCTTCTACATTGTAATACACCATCCATTCTACGTCACGAAGTAGTGGTCTAGCAAACTGCTTTACCTTTGACCCCTTGAAGTTTCTTTTGATGGTATTAAAATTAACATAGAAGTATAACTTACCAGGCATCCATACACCACTGTACCAATATCCTTCAATGCATCGTTTACGCTGTTCTTTCCAGAACTCTCGATAGTCTAGTGATAAAGGATGATACTCAGGTATTTCATCTAAAAGGAATACAGATTGTTCTACACGATATGGATCAACATAAGTAGCTAAGTCTAAGTATAAGTTATAAGTAATATCATTGTTTTCCATATACTATATATAGCGATACCCCTTCCCATACCGGGAAGAGGCAAGGCTTATTTGTTATACTATTCTGCGTATACTTCATTAGGATTAATTCCTTTATCATCAAAAGGTTCCTTGTTGAGCATTAGGGCAGCTCCAGTATTGATAATCAGGTTGGCTACACTAACGGCAGCTTCTAGAGAAGTAATTGCTACTTTAGCAGGATCTACAATCCCTTCAGCAACTAGGTCGCAATACTCTTTTGATAGTGCATTGTACCCGTAGTTAAAGTCTGGAGTAGTAGAAATTCTGTGTAAGATAATCTCAGCATTCACACCTGAGTTCTCAGCAATTACCTTAAGAGGCTCTCGAATAGCAGCAATTAGAATACGTACTCCTTGTTGAGTTTCCTCAAGCATAGCATGAACTCTAGTCTCCAGTTCTTCAGCAATCTTAACCAATGCTGTTCCTCCACCGGGAAGAATGCCCATAAGTAGTGCAGCTTTCGTAGCGTATACAGCGTCTTCGACACGATATTTGCGCTCAACCATCTCGGCATCTGTAGTGCCTCCCACTCGAATGATTTGTACACCACTAGAAAGCTTAGCGATACGTTGCTTGATTTTATCCTTCAAGTATTCGTTATCCTGTTCAAACCATTGAGCTTTAAGAACATCTACACGAGCCTTAATCAAATCAGGCTTACCTGCTCCATCAATAATGGTAGTTGCTTTAGCAGTAACCTTAATGCGTTTGGCTTTACCCAAGTGGTATAGATCTACTTTGTCTAGCGTTAGACCAGTATCTTCCGATACGAGTTGTCCTCCAGTAAGGATAGCAATGTCTTCTAACATTACTTTCTTTTGTTGATTAAAACCGGGAGACTTAACGGCTACTACTTTAAGATTAGCACGAGTCTTATTGACAATCAAAAGGTTAAGAGTCTGCGCATCAATCTCATCAGCAATGATAAGAAGTGATGCATCTTTCTCCTTTACTTTGGATAGAATGCCAATAAGGTGTTGTGGATTACGTAGCTTACCGTCATATACTAGTACATAAGCATCTTCATACTCTGCGCTGTAGGACTTAGGATCTGTCATGAAGTGAGGACTAATGTACCCGTTAGGGAAATCAAGTCCTTTGACTTCTTCAAGATAAGTCTCGGTATTCTTTGATTCTTCAAAAGCTACTACACCATCTAGTCCTACCTTACGGTAAGCTTCTGCCACTAGTTTGCCTAATTCAGCATCATTGTTTGCACTAATCGTAGCAATAGATTCTAGTTGAGTTGAATTAAGATCAATTGGAACTGCACGAGTTTTAATCATGTCCACAACTGTGTTACATCCTACTTGGATAGTAGTGGATAGTTCCCTAGGGTTATGGCCATTTTGAATGGCACGTTCTGCCTCGTTAACTAGCTTCTGAGCAATTACTGTTGCAGTAGTAGTACCGTCTCCATTCTCCATAGCAGCTTTAAGGGCTGCTTGTTTAAGGATGTCAGCTCCCATACGTTCTGTATGATCGTATAGAGATACGTGACGGGCTACCGTAACACCATCTTTAGTGATGATAGGATTGCGGTCTGTTTGAATAATAACATTTCTGCCATCAGGGCCTAATGTAACCTTTACTGCATCTGCTAACTTGTTAATGCCTTTGATCAAGCTCTTACGAGCTTCTTCAGTGTGCATTACATCTTTTCTTTCATTAGGTATCTTTTGCATAATATTATTGTGTAACTGTTTCAGGAGTAGTGTTCAGTGCTAGAAATTGATCAAGGTTACTATCTTCGATAACAACTTCGGGAGTTTGTTCTTTTAGGGTTTCAAAGATTTGACGTAGTAGTTTTACTAGTGCAGGAACATTAGCAATTACGCTAAAGAAAGTAATCTTCTTAGGGAAGTTCAAGTCATCTGTTCCATCTTTATCAAATCGTTCGATAAGCAATTGAGTAATTTTCTCAATCTTAGAAAGTGTATGCGTAAGTTTTACCTCAGTTTTAATTGAATGAGTTGCAATTTGCTTAATTAGTGCTTCTGTTGTCATTGGTGTATAATTGTTTATTCAAACATTTTAGTTCTCATCTCGATGATGAGTTCATTAAATTGATCTTCGGCCATTCCAATGCCGACTAAGTAGGTTTTCCAATCGTCCAAAGTAAGTTTACTGCTTGTAGATTTAATCATCAAGTCAAGCATTAAATCTTTTTCTTCATCAGGAATGAAGACATATTTTTTATTATTTCTAGTTGCCCAGTAGAATACTCCACATACAAGAAGAATTAATAGTATTGATCCCACTACTTGTTTGGTTAATTCTGGGTCGGTATACACGGCTCCAGTTCGTTTTCAATTTTATCATATTCTATAATAAATACCTCTCCTGTACTTAGATTTTTATATCCATAGTGGATAGGTAAAAGCATTAATGCTTGATTGGCTCTATTGGCATTTCCTATGAAGAAAGTTAATTCTACTGGATTAGAGACTACTAGATTCGCTAGGTTCATTGTAATCAATGCTGAGTGACTTGTATATATCTCCTTTTAACGCATAAGATAAAGCTTGAGATAATGGTTCTAACGCATAAACGAGTGTGCGATGTTTCTCATACCAATCAGTTGTTTCCTTTAAAACCTTCCGATTTAAGAATTCTCTAGCAACTTTTAGTTCTTCTACTCGATCATAAAGACTTGTAGAAGTATGAGTTAACTCATCTTTTAATCTTTTAATTTGTTCCTCTAAAGACTTAGCTTTGTCTCTCCAGTGAGCATAAACTTTAGCATCTTTTTGGCGTTGTTGAGTACGAGCTTTCTGAACTTCTTTCGTAATTAGTTCATTGACTTCACTTTTGTAAGTAATGTACTCATGATTCTTTGCATTGAGTGTTTTAAGATCTCTATTCATTTGTTCTACCTTATTGGTTAGATCTCTCATTTGTCGAGCATGAAGAATGAAATCAGTTTCAGGTACGATTACTGCAATCTGACCATTCTGGTCTTGAACACGCATGTATTTATTTGCTTGGTGCATTCCTTTATTTATCATTTGAAATTAGTAAATGGTTTAAAACACGAAGATCTAGAATTGTATCATTTGCTTTCCTAATAGAAGCATATAATTCTGATTCTTTGTCAAGGAAACGTTTTCTTTCATTACGTGCTAACTCTCGCACACGTTTTAATTCATCCTTTAAAATATTAATCTCTTGTTGTAACTGTAGTTCTTTACCATTAGGATGAACCCACTGATAGTAAAAGTCTTCTGGAAATGTTGCTGTATATTTCATATTTATTAAATTCCTACTAAGTATTTCCAACTATCAGATCGGAATGATTGAGCAGTTTCTTCGTAGTCAATTGTAGTATCTC